AACATGTCCAAAAATTTAGTCCAATTAACTGGTGACATGTCCTCGTTTTATAACGTAGGAACTAGCGATATGTGGGAAAAAATCAGATCCGGAATATCCGGAGAAACCGAGCCTTTAAAACAAATCGGTATTAACATGTCGGTTGCAAACCTGGCCGCTTATGCTTTAGCAGAAGGGATTAAAAAGCCGTATGCATCAATGACGCAAGCCGAGCAAACGCAACTTAGATATAATTATCTCATGAAAGTTACCGCTGATGCACAGGGAGATTTTAGTAAAACATTAGGCTCAAGTTTTGCCAATCAGGTCAGAGTTGCACAGTTAAATTTGCAAGACCTCGGGAAAACTGTAGGCACTGTTTTATTGCCATATTTTATGAAAGCCGTTTCATTTATCAACGATAACATGCCTAAAATTCAGAAAGTCATAACCGATGTGGTTAATGCTATAATGCCCGCAATTTCCAGTATAATTCCGGTAATCGGGGGTATTGTTAAGATACTAATTTCTGATTTATCACCTGCATTTAAATTTATTTCACAGATTGTTAAAGATTTTACATCTAACTTTAAAGCAACGGGAGAAGTATCTACATCTATTGCACTTTTGCTTGACAAATATATCGGAAAAACCGCCGGGGATGCCTTTATGTTGCTTTTTGATGCGGCTCAAAAGGCTATTCAAGCGGTTAAGGACATATTTAAATTTGTCACAAGCAATGGTGAACTTGTAAAAGTGTCAATTATCGGGATAGTAACTGCAATAGCAACATGGAAAGCGATAACGCTTGGGATGATGATAGTTCAAGAGGCACATAATGCTCTTTTGGCTATTCAAGCGATTATGGTAGGAAGAAACGCAGTTGCGTTGGTATTAGAAACAGGTATGAAAGGGAACGCAACAGTGGCACAATTGCTTTTAAATGCCGCTATGGCTGCCGGATTGTGGCCTATCTTGGCTATTATTGCGGGGGTTGCTCTTTTAGCCGCAGGAGTTTATCTGATTATTAAAAACTGGAGCATAGTAGGCCCGTTTTTCGAGGGTCTTTGGGGTGGCATAAAAAGTGGAGTCTCCGCTGCTATCAATTTTATGATAAACGGCCTTAACATGTTTATAAAGGGATTTTTATCGCCTTGGAATTTAATTATAGAAGGGCTGGATTTAATCCCAGGCGTACACATCCCAGAGTTAAAAATAGCAATCCCGAACATCCCCCGCTTTGATGTCGGCACAAGATATTTACCCGAAGACATGCTCGTACAAGCTCACAAGGGCGAAATGATAGTACCAAAGAGTGAAAATCCCTATGCAAACAGCGGAAACGGTAAAACATTACCAAACGGTAGCGGATTAACTCTTACCATTGATACGTTTATCAATAATAGAAAAGAAGATATTGAAGAATTGGCGCAGGAATTACAATTTTACATGAAGCAAAAGCAGCTAGGAGGTAGCAATTAGATGAATAGCTTTATATGGAAAGGTAAAGACAGCTATTTAGATTTTGGAATAGTTATTAATGTGTTGTCTCCTAACACAAAGCCAGAAAAGAAAGTGCAAGAAATAGAAATACAAGGGCGTGATGGTGATTTAACGATTGACGAAAATAGTTATAAGCCGGTAGTCGTAACAATGACCTGTACGCTATCGGATATGAGCAGAATTGAAGATGTCAAGGCGTGGTTAGATGGATACGGAAATATAACTTTCAACTGGCAGTCGAGTAGATATTATAACGCAAAATTTATTAACAAAATAGATATATCACAAAGTTTGGAAAGTTTAGGTGAGTTTCCGTTGATATTTAAAATTCAGCCCTTTGCTTACGCTACAATCAACCCACTAATCACTCTCACAGTCGGCGGATCAGTAACCAATCCCGGCACAGTAAACAGCAAACCATTAATAAAAGTTTACGGTACCGGCTCAATAAATCTAACCATTAACGGCAAAACAATATATTTAACAAGCGTTGTCAGTTATGTTGCCGTAGATTCGGGCCTGATGAATTGTTATAAAGACACAGTACTTAAAAACAACAATATGTTGGGTGACTTCCCCGACTTTATACCGGGCGTAAATGCTATTTCATGGACTGGTACGGTTACGAAAATTGAGATAACTGGCAATTGGAGATATCTATGATAAGTTTATACGATTCAGCGGCCACAGATTTTAATAACAACGGACTTGTGGTTTTAAGTAACTGCAAGTCCTTTTTCACAATCGAAAATTTAAATGGTATGTACGAAATAGAATTTGATTATCCCTTAGACGATTCTGGCAAATGGCAAAACATTTTAGAGGGAAACATTATAAAAAACAGTGACGGTCAGCTATTTAGAATCTATCATAAATCTAAGTCTTTGGAAGGCATTAAAGCAAACGCAAGGCATATTTTTTACGATTTACTCGATAATTTTTTAGAAGATGTAAGGCCAACAAATTTGAGCGGAATCGGTGCATTAACATACATCTTATCCCAAACGCAATATGCTCACCTGTTTACCGCCATAGGCGATGTCGGCGGATCTAACACTAAATATTTCGTGAAGAAAAATCCGGTTGAAGCCATTATGGGGCAGGACGGAATAATTGCCAATTGGGGCGGAGAATTAGTAAGAGATAACTTTACTATCAGCCTTTTTAATGCTCGGGGATTAGATAGGGGCGTACTCATAAGCTATGGTAAAAACATAATAGGCATTGACGAAACTATAGACCTTGACAGCGTTATTACGAGGATATTCCCCACAGGCAAGGATGGCATAGAACTGCCTGAAAAGTATATTGACAGTCCTTATATTAGTAATTATCCAAATCCCAAAATAAAGGAAGTACAGTTCAGCGATTTAGATAATGAAACAGACCTGAGAGCAACGGCACAAGCTTATTTTATAGCATCAAAGTGTGATATACCTTCAAGCAATTATGCGATAGATTTTGTTGAATTGTCTAAAACTGTGGAATACAGCAGTTATGCAGTTTTAGAAACCGTTTATTTAGGTGATACCGTAACGGTAAGGCATTCAAAGCTAAGCATGGATTTAAAGTGCAAGGTAATAAGCATAAAGAAAAACGATATTACCGGCAGAATTGAAAAGATTGAACTAGGTAATTTTAAACCGAATCTTGCAAACTCTTTTAGCAATATAACAAATATGATGGTGAACTTAAGTGCGGCAATTATCGAAACTAAATCAGATTGGCAAACAGCAGTTAACGATGTTACTACATTACTCACATCAACTTTAGGCGGTTATGTTATAAAAGAGCAAAACCAAATATTGATAATGGACACGACAGACAAAATGACAGCTGTTAAGGTGTGGCGATGGAATTTAAACGGCTTGGGATATTCGGATACAGGCATTAATGGTACTTACACAACCGCCATAACAATGGATGGTCATATTGTAGCAAGCTTTATAACTGGGTTGGTTATTACCGGCAATCAAATTATAGGCGGCACGCTTACTCTCGGCGGTGCTAACAATGGTAACGGGGTGTTAAAGCTAAAAAATGCTGTAGGAAATAGTGTAGGAACATTTGATAGCACAGGTGTAACCTTGTTGCAAGGATTATTCCAAATTGTCGATGCCGTAAATGACGGAACTTACGATTCTTATACTAGCAAAAATGAGTTAAAAACCAACGGAATGTTTTTAAATTATTCATCGTCACATAATTCGGTGGCAAGTGAGTACGCATCTGACCATATAAAACTTTTTGCAACGTATACACCTGGAGGTTCGGGAGTTAACCTATATCTTGGAATTGACTCCACAAACTCTACAAGGGATACTATTTTTACTCACGATGGCGTACTAAGAATTACTGGTAAGGATATTAATAATCGTGCAATGAGCATTGATGGAGACATCGAATATCCCAAGGAATTTCGAATGTTTTCTGGTGACCAAGAAATGTATCCATTTAGAGGTTCAGCGATTGTAAGTCATTATGACACTACCACACAACACAATAAGCTAACACTTTCGGTATCTCGTATGGATACTGTATCACCTTTTGACATTCATTCAGTAGCATTTTCTGTGGACACGGATGCAGGTGTGGAAGTAAACGGAAATAAAGTATACCATGCGGGTAACGATGGAGTAGGTTCTGGCCTTGATGCTGATTTGTTCCAGGGCTTAACACCCTCTGCTTTTGGCACAGCTGCTCAGATGGCAGATGCGCTCTTAGCGTTTACTTATCTAATGACACCGCACCTTTCCGCATGGGACACGCCAAACGACTTAAATCTTATAACTAAAACTTCAATTTATACGTTTGACTATACATTAAGTGCGAATTGTCCATGCAATTATGGCACAGTTCTTACTCTGCCTTCGGCATGGACAGTACAAATAGCAATAGCCTCGGACAATACGCACATTTACACTCGCACAGCATATGGCACCTGGAGGACAATTTAAAAAAATAGAATTATGGAGGAAACAAAATGAATATTAGAGACATATCTTCATACGACAGCAACATCAATTTTTCAGCATATGATGGTTTCATAATTCGTGGATTAAGGTCAAATGGTTTGTTAGATCAAAATATAGATTATCACGTTTCTCAATGTATCGCTTTGAATAAACCGTTTTCTTTTTATCATTATATCAATTTTTACAGTGGTGTTGATGTGCAGTTAAATAAAATTAATACTTTGATTGCAAAACATCCTGTCAAGTTTCGCTGCGCAATAGATTTGGAGTCAGATATATATGATAATAAGGTTATACCAAAAAATATAAGCGAAATTACTCATAAATTTCTTGATGGTGTATCTAACTCATTTCTTTATTGTTGTTCAAATATGTACGAGCACTATTTGGATAATAGTTTTGATGCCACAGATTTATGGTTGGCACAATATGATAAAGAGGTAACAAGGACATATCTGCACATAAATGTGTTCGCAAGGCAATATCAAGAAGCACCAGATGAAAGTAATTTTAAGGAGGATGTTTATATGAACATTTTACCATTACCAACTGTTTTAATGATTGATGCAGCAGGAATAACAACAATCAAAATTGCTGGATGGGCAACAGCTCCAAGTGGTATAAACAGACTTGATATTTATCTTAACGATGAGATTACACCTCGGGCAAGCGCTCATACAGGGGTGCCACGTCAGGATGTTGCTGACAATCTTAAAAATCCAGACGCTGCTAATTCTGGCTTCGATTGTAGCATACCTTTGACAGATCTGTTTAAGGGCATACAGCAAATAAGAATTGCAGCCATTGCAAATAACGGCACCGTGGAGTGGAAGATTATTAAATTTAATTAATTGGGGGGCATGACAAATGGAACAGATAACTGGTACACAGGAACAAATAACGGCTAGCGTTGTGGCATCTGCGGCAACAGCAGCGGCGAAAGTCGTAATGGAAGCAGCACAAGCAGCGGCGGTTGTTATTGCAAAAGAAAATGTTACTTCTTCAACCGCTGTCGCAGTATTGGAAAACAAAATAAATACACTTCAAAGCCAACAAATCTCGTTTGAAAGCGAAGTCAACAGGCGCATGGATAAGTTAGATTCAACAATTGAAAAAATATTTGCCAAACTTGATGAAATAGCAAAAGGTAGACCATCATGGGCAGTAACAGTAATCATAACCCTGTTATCAACGTTGTGTGGTTCTTTGATTATGTATTCAGTTTTACGTTAAAGGGTAAAAAACATGAATAAGTATGACATAATTTCATATATTCTTGCGATGATCATCGGAGGTATGGTTGTACTTTTTATTCAAGCATTAATAAATTTAAATTAAGAAAGAGGTAATTAAAAATGCAAACAACTCCAAAAGTAGTTGAAACACAGTCACGCTGGAAGTCCTCAATTCTTTGGGCATCTATTATTGCACAGGTCCTTGTCATTCTACAGCTAACAGGCGCATTTGCAAAGATAGGTCTTGATGCCGGATTTATCGGTAACGTCGTTGCAGCCGTTCTACAGTTGCTCGTCACGGTAGGCGTACTTAATAATCCCACAAGTGCAAATACATTCTAATACGGTCCTGAAAAACACGCTATTTAAAGCCCGTCATCTCGTTTGAGGTGGCGGGCTTATTTTTTATGTGTTGCCAATACGTTGCACATTTGTTGCCATTAAAATTAAGTTTTAACCCATTTTATGCCCTTTTGTACCAATAATTTTATAAATATCTAAGAAAGCAATAATAACACGAATGGCTTATTAAGGCTATCCGTGCTATTTTCTTATGGTCCGAGTGACAAGAGTTGAACTTGCGGCCTCTTGAACCCCATTCAAGGGATAAAATTTATAAATGGCTTAGGTATGCCGTTTTTCAAGTGGTTTGTTGCCAATGTGTTGCCACCAATGCCGTCATTTGTGTAACACTCTTGATAACTTTGTACCTTTTTATAGCATTAACACCGCGTTTTTGAGCCTTTCAAGGTCAACATGGATATACGTTTTTAAATCCACCGAAGGGTCATCATGCCCCATGAGTTCCATGATTTCTTTTTGGCTTACATTTTTTGCATGTAACATGCTTGCAAAAGTGTGTCTACATTCATGCGGGTCTAATTCTCGCACTCCTATTTCTCTAAGTGCCGGAGCAAAGCAGTTTTCTCTAAAATATTTTGAACTATATTTTTTACCATTTGACTTACAGATTATTGTATCACCATTTTTAGCAAGCCATGCCGTCAGAAACGGCTCTATTTTGGGGTGTATCGGTATGACCCTGTCTTTACTTGCCTCTGTCTTAATACCTCCTGTAAGAGTGTCCTGCTCGGCGTTGTAGCTAAACCGTGTAAGGCTTAGAAACTCTGTAATACGGAAACCTGTATAGCACATCATCAAAACACAATCGGCGAATGGTATTCCTGCCTTTGCAGATTTTTCGATTAAATCAGTTTCCAGATCTGTAAATGCTGTTTTAGTTGTGCGGGTAGATTTAGGCAGCTTTATAAATGTTCCGTAATTTTTATCTATAATATCGTTTTGCATGGCGTAGCTCGATAACATGACCGCGACGGTTTTTATTTTTTCGAGGGTAGAACGGCTTTTCGTTGTTCCTGCTTCGTCGATTATTTCTTGATACTGCCCAGCCCGCAATTCTCTAAACGTTTCACTTTGTAACGGAATGAGATATTTCCAGCCAGCCTTATAATTATTGATTGTATCACGCGACAAGTCGTCAGTATATTTTATTTTATTCCACTCGTCATAGAGCTGCTTTAATGTGATACTTGCTTTAGGCGGCAGCGGCTTGACCTGATTTAATAATAGAGCAGTATCGGCTTCACCACGAGTGGCAAAATACCCAATAATTATACGCTTGCCATTATTAAACGCTCTCGCTAAATAGGGCCTGCGCCTGGCTTTGCCTAAATACGAGACAGAGCCCGTGCCGTTTGCCCTGCGCATACGTTTTTTGGGCATGAGGTTCACCTGCCTTTAGTTTTGGGGCTTGCTGGGTGGTGGGGGCAATTTTATTTGTATACTGCTAACCATGATTTATGAATCCCGCTTACTTGTGACTCCAATGCAAGGTTAAAATCCACAACGCTATAATATTGTGGCATTGATTCATACGCAAATGTATTCCAGTCGGCAACTTTCTCGGCATCCGCACGTTGCATTGTGTTAGTCTGCCCGGTAACTATTGTTGATTTTCCGTAAGCGTCTGTTACGGGTATATCGGCTTGATATATTACTGTTACAATATTTTTATTTTTAAATAGGTCTTTAAAGACTCCGGCTGATTTTGATTGATTTTGCTGAAGAAAAGAGTTAAGAGACAGCGCATCTTTATAATTAATTGCAACAGTAACGGTTCCACCATCAATTTTTATATCTGTTACTTTGCTTTTAATATCCGCATCTGATATTGCATTTTTAATATTTTCGCTAGTTGGTGTTGCTGTTGAAAAGTCGATTTTTGATATTACAGGAGCTTTGTTAGAGGACGCTGATGACGAACTTTTTGTGGTTGCGATAGTTGGTGCTGCCGTTACAGTTTTCGGCGCTGTAATACTTACCAATACTATAAGCACAATTGCCGACACTCCATAAATTAACGATGAAAATTTGCGAGTTTTCCTTTTAAACCAAAACAGTGATGCCTTGGGGCTTATTAGCCCGATAATTAAGAATATTATTGCAACAAAAAGCAATAAAAAAAATATAACATTCATTTCTCTGACACTTCCTTCTATATATTACCCTTTCAGGACATACGCAAATAAATCTATTACGTTATGCAGATTCGCTGTCCGTGGCCGCAACCGTATTTTTTTTAGAATTTTGCTCTGCATACCATAATAGTCCTTTTTTGTCTTCATCATCGCACAATTTAAAATAAGCAATCAATTTTTTTTCATCAGCCGTGAGGGGTAACTCTTGGGGCTGATTTTTTGTGTCGTCAGACCAACCCATTAAATAAGCAGGAGTTGTTTTAAGAGCATTAGCAATGTTTATGATTGTTTCGTGCTTTATATTTTTAATGCTTCCGCTTTCGTATCTCTGCACCGTTGCTTCTCTTACGCCAATTGCTTCTGCTAATTCTAACAAAGTAATCCCTAATTGATTTCTTCTATTTTTAATATTTACGCCTATATTCATAATTAACACCTCATAAAAAATATTCTATCACGTTGTAGCATTATATGCAAGATATTTTTAGAAAATGTTAAAATATCTTTAAAAAGTATTAAAAACTTACGAAATATGTGTTGACACCTTAAAACAATTAGAATATAATACTTACATAGCACGTAAGAAACGAGGTGATAAAAATGAGCTATAAATTTAGTGCAATTGAATTAAAGGTTGAAATGACAAGACAAAACGTTACAAGCGACGCATTGGCAAAGGCTTGTGAAGTTCATCCTGCAACTATATCAAGATTATTAGGTGGTTCTGCTCCTACATATGCCTTAATGTGTAAAACTGCAAGTGCTCTTAAATTTATAGCT